AACGAGGGTCAACGTGCGTTGGCTAATAACTCTGTAGCCTACACAGACAAGCCTGACATGGAAGGGTTCATGCGTGAGTGGCTATCCCTAGTGGAGTCTAAGTCTGGTGAGCGTGGTATCTTCTCACGTACAGCAGCAGACAATCACGTTAAGATGAATGGACGCAGAGAGACAGGACATGAGTGGGGTACTAATCCCTGCTCTGAGATCATCCTACGTCCTTACCAGTTCTGTAATCTAACAGAGGTAATTGTGCGTGAGCATGATGACCTAGAAAGCCTACGCCGTAAGGTACGACTAGCCACCATCCTTGGTACAGCACAGTCTACCTTCACAAAGATGCCATACTTGCGTAAGATTTGGCAGAAGAATACAGAAGAAGAACGACTACTAGGTGTATCACTAACAGGCATCATGGATAACCATGTACTATCTAAGACTGTTGACAGCCCTCGTTGGCTTCAGGAGTTGAAGGCACAGGCTATTGATGTCAATCGTATCTATGCTGATAAGCTAGGTGTACCTTCTTCTGCTGCTATTACCTGTGTCAAACCATCTGGTACTGTATCACAGCTTACTAATACAGCTTCTGGTATTCATGCACGACATAGTGAGTACTACATTCGTACTGTTCGTGGCGATAACAAAGACCCACTGACACAGTTTATGAAGGACAGTGGTATCCCTGCTGAACCATGTGTGATGAAGCCTGACTCTACTACAGTGTTCAGCTTCCCCACTAAGTCACCAACAGGTGCTGTTACTCGTAATGATATGACTGCATTACAACAGCTAGAACTGTGGAAGAACTACGCACTACACTGGTGTGAACACAAACCATCTGTGACTATCACAGTCAAGGATGCAGAATGGATGGCAGTAGGTGCATGGGTCTATGAGAACTTTGACATCTGCTCAGGTATCTCATTCCTACCCCACAGTGACCACACATACGCACAGGCTCCATACCAAGAATGTACTCAAGAAGAGTATGAAGCTATGTTATCTCAGATGCCTACGTCTATTGATTGGTCTGCTCTTTCTCTGTATGAGAAGGAAGATAGCACCAATGGTAGTCAAACTCTTGCTTGTACTGCTGGTGCTTGTGAGATAGTAGATATCTAAAGTACCTCTATTAGCGAAAGTTTGTAACATGAAAGTATTAGGTAACGATTTTAACATCACAGATGGCCTACTCCGCACGTTGTATGAACTCTATCCAGACAAACTTCCGCATACACAAGTAACCCCTGAGGAATTAGCTTTCCTTAGGGGTCAACAGTCTGTGATACAAAAGTTAATAGAGTTGCAAAATCAAGATTTTGAGGATTATTAGAATGGGTGGATTATTTAAACCCAAGATGCCTACACCCCCACCTGCTCCTGCTAGACCAGTGACTGCGGTGGCTAAGACACCTGACTTAGAAGTAGGCGGCGAGGAAACCCCAGCAATGGGGATTAAGAAAAAGCGTAAAGGTAAACAACAACTAGTCACACCTACAGATACCTCTCTCCAAACAGGTAGTGCTGGTGCTGGTTTACAGATAACAAAGGGGCAGTAGCATGGGTGCGCCAGCAAAGAAAGTAAAGAAGGCTGCTAAGAAAGTTGGCAGAGCTGTTAAGAAACAAGTTAAAAAGGTAGACAGCTTTGTAGAAAAGAACGTGGAAAGACCTGTTAAAAAGGTAGTTAAGAAAGTTGCTACTGAAGTTGAAGATACTGTAACAGGTAAAAATAAATATACACGTGATCCTTCAAGGATGCCTACAGCACAAACAGCAGCATCTAAGGGTGCGCCTAGAGAACAGGCTGAAGAAGTAGCTACTACTGTGGAAACAGGGGCTGGTATGCAACGCCGTAGACGTAAGGGTAAGAAGGCTCTGGTTCTTAGACAGGCTGCTGCACAAGTTGGTGGCGAAGGCGGTTCAGGTTTGAACATCCCTAAGGGGTAGTGTTATGGGTGCAGTAGTTATTAAAACTGATGACGATGAAGTCATGGGTAAGGATGCAAAAGACATTGACCACAACGCTACGATGCCTATGGTTGACTATGATAAGCTAAACAAGTACAAGAAAAAGAAACCTGCACAGGGTTTACTTATACCAGAGGTACAATAAATGGAACAAGATGTAGGTACAGTAGCTAAACGCTACAGCCAACTAGATGGAGAGAGAGATACTTTCCTAGAGAGAGGCCGTGAGGCAGCAAGGCTTACTATCCCTACTCTTTTGCCAGATGAGGGACACACAAGTTCTTCAGTATACGCTACACCGTATCAAGGCATTGGAGCAAGGGGTGTTAATAACCTTGCATCTAAACTACTGCTTGCTCTCCTGCCACCTAACAGCCCCTTCTTTCGGCTAACCATAGATGACTTTGACTTGCAACAGATTGCAGGTGATAATCGTGGTCAGGTTGAAGAGGGGCTTGCACGTATTGAACGTGCTGCAATGCAAGAGATTGAGGGTAAGTCAATCCGTGTCCCTACCTTTGAGGCACTTAAGCTGCTTATCGTTACTGGTAATGCGCTAGTCTATATGCCAAAGGAAGGTGGGATGAAAGTATTCCGTCCTGATCGTTACGTTGTAAAGCGTGATGCTATGGGCAATGTACTTGAGATTATTACCAAGGAGTCTATGGCTCCTGTTGCTTTACCTGAAGAGGTAAAAGCACAAATACCACCATCAGATACACCAGCTAAAAGCTATGATCTTTATACCCGACTTACTCGCACACCTAAGGGCTTTGAGGTTATCCAAGAAGTTGCAGGAATTTTGCTTGAGACTACTAAGGGTATGTTTAAGCCAGATCAGAACCCATTCATCCCACTACGGTTCATCCGTATTGATGGTGAGGACTATGGGCGTGGCTTTATTGAGGAGTATATTGGTGACTTGCGGAGCCTTGAGGCTCTGACTAAGGCTATCGTACAGGGTAGCGCAGCATCTGCTAAGGTACTGTTTCTTGTGCGTCCTAATGGTAGTACTAAAACTAAAGACCTGTCTGCTGCACCTAATGGTGCGTTCCTACAGGGTGATAGTAATGATGTATCTACCCTACAGGTACAGAAGGGCGGCGATTTCCGTGTAGCTCTTGAGACTATGCAGATGATTAATGATCGTCTTGCTGCTGCTTTCCTACTCAACTCCTCTGTACAACGTGCAGCGGAGCGTGTGACAGCAGAAGAAGTACGCTTCATGGCACAGGAACTAGAGACAGCCCTTGGTGGCGTGTACTCTATTCTATCTCAGGAGTTTCAACTACCACTAATCAACTTACTACTTAACTCTCTTCAGAAGCAGGGCAAGATGCCTAAGATGCCTAAGGATAGTGTTACACCTACAGTGGTTACTGGTATTGAAGCACTAGGCCGTGGACAGGACTTGAATAAACTAGCTACTTTCCTACAGTACCTTCAGCCTCTTGGACCTGAGGTTATTGCTAGTGAGATGAACCTAGGTGATTATATTGATAGACTAGCAGCATCACTTGGTATTGATACCTCTGGACTTATTAAGTCAGATGAACAGAAGGCACAAGAACAGATGATGCAACAGCAAATGATGCAACAACAAATGCTGGAACAGACTGGCATGGGAGCTTTACAGAAAGCAGCCCCTGCTATTGCTGGGTCAATGGACCCTGAACAAGTTAGACAAGCTATGGAGCAAATAAGTTAATGGCTGAAGCACTAAACACTTATCAAGAAGCTGCGCCTGAGTCTCAGGAGCATATCAATGAAATGTTGGAGAAGGTAGCAGGGACAGAACGAGACCCTGAACGCCCTGAATGGCTACCTGAGAAGTTTAAGTCCCCTGAGGATATGGCTAAGGCATACTCTGCATTAGAGAGTAAGCTAGGCCAGCCTCAGCGGGAAGAAGAAGTTAGTGAAGAAGTACAAGAACTAGTATCAGCAGATGCCTCAGAAATATCTGAGGTTCTTGGTGCTAATGGTATTGACTTTGATGTACTACAACAGGAATACCAAGAACTTGGCGGTCTATCTGAGGATGCTTATGCAGCCTTGGAAGAGGCTGGGTTCCCTGAGGCAGTTGTAGATCAGTGGATTGCTGGTCAACAGGCTATCTCACAACAAGTACAAACAGAAATGTTCTCCCTAGTAGGGGGACAGGAACAGTATCAGGAACTGGTAGGGTGGGCAGCAGATGCACTACCCGAAGCAGAGATTGATGCTTTCAATGCGACAATGGCAACGCAAGACCCTAACATGATTAGGCTTGCTATCCAAGGTCTTAATGCTCGTTACCGTTCTGAGGCAGCACCAAGTCTACTACAGGGTGGTACTGGTCCTGTATCCACAGGCGGGAAGTTTGAAAGTACTGCTGAATTAACAGCAGCTATGAGTGACCCTAGGTACGAGAAAGACCCCGCCTACAGGCAACAAGTCTCTGATAAGTTGGCTCGTTCTAGCCTGTTCTAAGTTGTTGCATTTGGTGAGGGGATTGTATAAGAGTCCCCTCTCCTTCTAGTTACATTATGGTGTACCTAGAAGGGGCAACCCTAACACGAAGCTAACATAACAAACGATTACCCCTGACCCCTTGCGAGGGACAATCTTGGAGAAAGGATGTAGTGTAATGCAGAGTGTACTTTAACTCACATTAACATTACTAAGAGGTAATTTAAAATGGCACAAGCCGCTTCAAATCCGGCCTATAGCGTAAGCTTTCAAGGCCAGAATAACCTAACAGGTGACGTACGTGACCTGTTTCTCAAGCTGTATGCAGGGGAAGTCCTGACAGCTTTTGAGGAAAAGAAAGTCCTCATGGACAAGGTACGTACTCGCACAATCTCAAAGGGCAAGTCTGCCTCATTCCCACTGACAGGTCGCGCAACCGCTGAATACCTGACCCCTGGAAATGAGATCACAGGCGGGTCAATCCGTGCTGGTGAGCGTATCGTAACTATTGATGACTTGCTCATCTCTAGCCAGTTCATTGCTAACATTGATGAAGCAATCAACCACTACGATGTACGTTCTATCTACTCAAAGGAAGCTGGTATTGCTCTGGCTAACGAGGCTGACCGTAACGTAGCACGTATGCTTACTAAGGCTGCATTGGCTACCAACGCTACTCGTGCTGCTGGTCTGATCCAAGACTACAAAGCTTTCACTGAGGAAGACTTTACCAACAACGTAACAATCGGTACAGCCGCTGCTGACGCTCTTGACCCAGCTAAGATTGCTAAGGCTATCTTTGATGCAAAGAAAGAATTTGACATCAAGAATGTTGACCACTCTAACGCTGTTGTAGCACTAGCACCTGACCAGTACTACGCCCTTCTGGACGTTACTGATGGTTCTAAGCTGACCTACATGAACAAGGACTTCGGCGGTAATGGTTCAATCGCTTCTGCGACTGTACCAATGATTGCTGGTATGCCTGTTGTTATGTCTAACCACGCTAATGTATCTAACTTGTACGTGAACTTCACTACAGGCGATGCTAACGAAGGTAAGACTTCTGACAACGCACCACTAGCAAACACTGCTGGTTCTGGACGCACTACTCACTATGACCTGCCGACTGCTGCTGTAGACGGTGCTGACATGGTGGCTCTTGCTTCTAAGTTCCGTGGCTTTATCTTTACTCCTGACGCTGTTGCTACTGTCAAGTTGCTTGACTTGGGCATGGAGTCTGAGTACCAGATCAACCGTCAAGGCACACTCATGGTTGCTAAGTACGCAATGGGACACAACGTCCTGCGTCCAGCAGCCTGTATTGGTCTGTCTGCGGTTTAATAATACTAGGGGGGTGGCTTTGGCTGCTCCCCTTTTTCTTTGGAGAATGATATGCCAGAAGTAGGTGGTAAGAAATATAAGTACACCAAGGAAGGTATTGCACAAGCTAAGGCTGCGTCTAAGAAGACAGGCAAGAAGATGTCCTTTGGTGGTATGCCCCAGAAGCAGGTAGCTGCTATCATGGCTAAGTACGGAAAGAAAAAGTAATGGCTATTACACACGCAGGAGAAGTATTCAAGGGTCTGCGGATACCTAAAAGAACGCCAAATGCCTCTAAGTCTCATGCGGTGTTAGTAGGTACTAAAGATAAGCCTAAGATAATTAGGTATGGACAAAAGGGTGTTAAGACCAATCAAACAGTAGGTCAACGTGAGGCATTTGAAAACCGCCATAAAAAGAATATAGCTAAAGGTGAAACAAGTGCAGCATATTGGGCTGCGAAAACTAAATGGGACCCATCCAAGACAAAATCATCGTCTAAGAAATGGGTAAAGGGTAGTTAAATGGCAGGAACAAGTAAATTAGATGCAGTCAACACGATGCTTTCTGCTATTGGTGAAGCACCAGTTAGTAGTCTCTCTTCTGGCTTGATTGAAGCAGAGATTGCAGAGACTATTCTTAACACAGTTGACAGAGAAGTGCAGTCAATGGGCTGGCACTTTAACACAGATTTAAATAAAAGTTTCGCTCAGACACCAGCAGGTGAGATATTACTCCCCGCTGATATTCTTAGAGCAGACGCTACGCTGAAAGCTAATTCACCAAACTTGGTGCAGCGTGGTCTAAAAATGTATGACAGGACTAATCATACCTTTATTGTTGGTACTGATGTAGCCCTTGATGTTGTGGTACAGTTAAACTTTGATGACTTACCTGAGGTAGCTAAACGATATGTAGTGCTACGTGCTACTCGTGTATTCCAAGACCGTGTTGTGGGTTCAGATACCCTGCATGGTTTCCAGAAGGAAGACGAGAACATGGCTTTGATGGAGTTGAAAGACTTTGATAAGGCTGCTGATGACCATAACATCTTTGACAATTATGATACCTTTAGCATTATTGATAGGCAGGGACGGAGAACAATCTAATGGCACTCATCAGTCAATCTATCCCAAACCTAATTAACGGAGTATCACAACAACCACCATCATTACGTTTGAATACTCAAGCAGACTTACAAGAGAATGGTCTGTCTAGTGTTGTTACAGGTTTGTCTAAGCGTCCTAGTTCACAGCACATTGCTGACCTAGGAGTTATCTCAAACCTAGATAAAGCATTTATCCACACCATTCGTAGGGATGAGAATGAGTTCTACTCTATGGTGGTAGATACTGCTGGTACTATCAGGGTGTTTGACAAAGACGGTGTAGCTAAGACTGTAACAAACAACGCACCATCATACCTGTCTGGATTGACTAATCCTAATGAGGAGTTATCTGCTGTCTCTATTGCTGACGCAACCTTTATTATTAATAAGAATGTCACAGTAGCTAAAGCAGCTACACGATCCCCAACACGTAATCCAGAAGCCTTGGTGTATGTCAAACAGGCTGACTATGCTTCTACGTATCGTCTTAAGATTACTAAGGGTGGAACCACACAAACAGTAGAATTTGCTACTAAGTCTTCTACTCAGGCTAATACAACAGATACGCAGAACGCAGAGCGTGGTGCATCTACTGATTTGATTGCTCAGAATTTAGATACATTCTCAGCTACTACCGTTGATAGTACTTATTATAGAAATATTACAAATGCTAGTGCTGTTTCAGGTATTACTATTACTCGTTATGGATCAGTACTACATATTCAATCTACTAACAGTACAGACTTCCAAGTAGAAGTAGGTGACTCTCATGGTGGAGATCATCTTAAAGTATTCAAGACTGAAACACCAGACTTTAAACAGTTGCCTATTGAGGGTCCAAACGATTTTATTATTAAAGTCTCAGGTGATAATCAGAAGGCGCAGGACGACTACTACGTTAAGTTTACTGACGGAGTGTGGAAGGAAACTGTATCCCCTGATGTGGAGATTTCTTTAGATAACTCTACAATGCCACATAAGTTGTCAAAGCTTATTAGTGGTAACTTTCAGTTTGATGCTGTTACTTATGCTAATAGAAAAGTAGGGGATGATGACACTAATCCCTTCCCATCATTTGTGGGATTTAAGTTAGCTGACATCTTCTTTCACAAGAACAGACTAGGACTACTAGCTGACGAGAATGTTATCTTTGGTAGTGCAGGTGAGTTTCTTGAGTTTGATTTCTTCCGTAAGTCTACGCTAACCATTATTGATAGTGACCCCATTGATGTGGCAGTGTCCTCTAATAAGGTTAGTATTCTTAAACACGCTGTACCATTCAGTGAGTCCCTCCTACTCTTCTCAGACCTAACACAGTTTAAGGTAACAGGTGATCCTGTACTTACCCCTGAGACTGTTGACGTAGCTAACACTACAGAGTTTGAGACTAGTCTTAGAGCTAAACCAGCAGCAGCAGGTAAGTATGTTTACTTTGCCTCTAAACGTGGTGCTTGGTCTAGTATGTGGGAGTACTTTGTAGATACTGATACCGATGTAAATGATGCTAATGAAACATCCTCTCACATCCCTGAGTATCTTAATGGTGAGATTATTAATATCCAAGCCTCATCCAATGAAGACATGATCCTACTACAAACCAGTAACGATCCTACAGCTATCTATGTGTATAGATACTACTGGTCTGGTAGAGAAAAGCTACAGGCTTCATGGTCACGTTGGGTATTTAGTGGTGATGTTGTTAGTATGTCCTTTAATCGTGCTGATGTTTATATCCTAATTAAACGTGGTACAAACCTATTCCTTGAGCGTATTAACCTGTCAGTAGACGAAGCTACTATTTATACTACAGGAAACTTTTCTATTCACTTAGATAGAAGGGTTACTCTAGAAACTGGTGGTCTTACCTCTGTTCCTTATACAGATTCCAATATAACTTATATTGACCAGACAGGTAAGGTAATTACAGTTGGAGATGTAGCAGCTAAATTAGCTAACTCTGAGAAAGTGTTTGCTGGTATTCCGTTTACGTTTAAGTACCAGTTCTCAGAGCCAGTACTAAAGCAGGAGAACAAGGCTATTACCACAGGACAACTACACTTAAGAAACTATGCTGTTGTTTATAATAACACAGGGTTCTTTAAGATTGTCCTAAGACCTCTAAAGCGACAGGTGTATACACGTACCTTTACAGGCCGTGTGGTGGGTAGTGGTGCTAATATTCTTGGTGCTGCTGCTATTGAGTCTGGTACATATCGCTTTGGTGTAATGGGTCATGCTAGTGAAACATCAGTAACAATCGAAAGTGATAATCACTTACCATGTGTATTCCAATCAGCAGAATGGGAGGGCTTCTTTGTCCTTCGTTCTAGGAGAATGTAATGAAAGTCCAAGTGAGAGCAAGTACTCAGTCTGATGTAGACCATCTGGCTACAAACTTAAGACCAGAGGATACTGAAGAAGTGCTTGCCTCACATGGCGATGTTAAGGAAGCCTTACAGCAAGGACTAGATGAGTCAGAAGAGTGCTGGACTATTGTTGTAGAAGAAACAGGTGAGCTTGCTGGTATCTATGGGCTTGTAGGATTAGATAATTCTATAGGCATACCATGGCTACTTACAGCACCACCAATAACAAAGGTCTGGATGCCCTTCCTTCGTGGTTCTCGTAAATGGGTAGAAGAAGCAAACAATAAATATCCAATCCTAACTAATGCCTGTGACGCTGACTACGCTGTTGCTATTAACTGGTTAAAGTTTGTAGGATTTACGTTTATTAAAAGGCATGAAACTTGGGGTGTAGGAAACAAACCCTTTTTAGAATTTGTGAGGATACAAGATGTGTGACCCAGTTACTATGGCTGTGTTGACAGTTGCTCAAGGGGTTTCTGAATATCAACAAGGAGTGGCTCAGGCTCAGTCTGACCAAGCTAGATTTGATGCTAACAGACTAGCAGCTAACGATGCACGAGATTTAAAGATACAGTCCCTTAATCAGAGGGCTATTCAAGAGAATGAAGCAGCCGCTGAAGAGAAGATGCGGCTAGGTATCCAAGCCCTAGAGGGCGAGGGTGCAGCCTTAGTAGCAGCAGGTGAGTCTGGTGTTAGTGGTTCTTCAGTAGACTTACTACTACAGGACTATACAGCACAGAAGCTCCGTGGTATTACTACCATTAATAGAAACCTAGAGAATGTAGAGAAACAGATTGAGCTTGAAAAGCGTGGTGCATCTGCGGAAGCACTAAACAGAACTAACTCTCTACAACAGGGTGTCATGCCAAACTTCCTAGCTGCGGCTGTAGGAACTGCGGCTAGTGCTACTGCTGCTTATAATGCGGCTGATGTAAAACAACCTAGTAAATACAAGTCTACTTTTGGTGATGAAATAGGTTCACAAAACTATACCTATGGTTATAGTGATTCAGTGGGTCAGGGTGGAGGACAATAATGGCTAGAAAACCAGTAGAACGGCTGCGGCCTTCTGCAAGACTACAAGCTGTGGCTCGTCCAGTAGAGACATATGTACGTCCTGCTGCACAACCAGAAGCTACAACAGGCTTGGGTGAGTTTATCTCCGCTATTGCACCAGCAGCTAAGACTTTAGCTCAGATAGAAAAAGAAAAACAACTAAAGCTTCAGCGGGAAGCTGAAAGAGGTATAGCTGCGGCACGTGCCTTTGACGCTCGTTTAGGTGCTGGTAAAGCATTAAGAGCAGCCTACGAGGATTTTAACGATCCTGCAAATCAAGAAGCTTACCTTAACATGACCGATGAGCAGGTCAGAGATAAACGTGCTGAGATTATGCAGCCATTCTTTGACAAAGTTCAACAGTCTGGTGATGATAAACTTGCGTTAGCTTTCCAGCAGGATATTGAAGTAGGTAACTTAGACTTTTTCACAAAGTCTTATGATCCTTTAAAAAGTCAGTTTGATTTAAATAATTCTCTTAACGAAGTCTTTACAGAAGTGTTGGCTATTCAAGACAACCCTATGTTAGATGATAGCCTTAAAGATAAAGCTACAGACAATCTTTTGAAAACATATCAGACTGCAACAGGTACTCCGTGGAACGCTATTAATGAGTATGCTGTTAAGACTACAGCTAATCGTGTTTCTCAGGATGGACGTACTTCTCTTTATAGATGGTTGAAGAAAGAAGGACAATTAGGAGTTTCAAAGTATCAGGATACAGTCCGTACTATTGACACTCGCCTAGCCTCTTATGATAATGAACGCTTAAAGTTGGGTAAGGATGAGTTCTTTAGTACAACAGTTCGTAACCAAGTTCTAGGGTATCTACAGAGTCAAGACGCTATGTCTTTAGGAGGTAGTGTTACTTTTAAGGATGGTACTAGTCGTGCTGTTAAAGATGAAGACCTTATTGCAGGTATTCAAGCTGTAGCTAGTCAATTAGGAATGACAGAGAGCGAAGCTATTAACCAGCTTTACCGTCCTCTAAATATAGTACCTACTGAAGATGCTAACGCTATCATGTCAGGTAAGTCTTTACTATCCTTTGGTGATACTACAGATGAAAATGTTATGCTTATGTCTAAAGCTTACATAGCATTTAAGAAACTGGATGGATACAAATTTACTATTAAAGATGCTCTAATGAGTTCTGATGAAAAGAAACTTATGAGAGCTATGGACTATCTACTTGAGAAGAAGGGTGTTGGTCCAGATGGTCCAGCTATAGGAGCAGTACGAGAAGCACTAGAGATGGTTCGTACTATTGACCTTAGCACTCCTGTTCGTAAGGCAAGCACTACTGAAATTCAGAACGCTTTGGATCAGGGTATTA